TGTAATATCAAAAAGTTGGCTTTCGTAATAAATAGCTAAAACTTTAGAAGTTCCTAAAGCTGCATATTTTTTACCATCTAAAGATGTCCAAGTTAATTGTTCTCTAACAGGGCCTGCTACATTATATTGAGTTAATTGTTGCCATCCACCTATTTTTTCAGGTTGACCATAACGAAAACGAACATTATCACAATCTACCCATTGCCCTTCGGCCCCGGTAACTGTTGTTTGTTTATTAAGTCCTGGTTTAAGTTGTATCTTTTGTAAAGGCATAAGTATCCTTTATATATTAAAAAAAGAAGAATTATACTATTTTTTAAACCAAGAAGGAAGTCCTAAATGTTTTCTTTTATCAAATATATTGTCTTTTGCGCCTTTAGTTGCAGCATTATTGTAATGTAAAAATACTTGTGCACAATCTTTTCCATCAAATGTTTCTCTCCAGTGCTCTAATAAATTTCCTTTATAAACTAACATATCTCCAGGTTTTAAATCTACTTTAATACCTTTTGTATTTTCAGTTACGTATCCTTTTCCTTCAACTATTCCACCTTTGTTTGGATTTTTTTCTATAAAAATAGGCCATTTATCTCCACCTAAATTTAATGTAGTGGAAATCTCGCAAGAAAATCTATCTTTATGACGATGTAATATATCTCCTTTTTTATAAATTCTTGCATATGAATATGTTGGAATTAATTTTAGTCCAGTTTGTTTTTCCATAATAGGTTGAACAGCTAATAATAAAGTTTCCATAGCAATATCTGAATAATGAGAATAAGTATTAGGAACTTGATCATCATTCCATACGCCAAACTCAGTTGTAAATGGAGAAATGTATCTTGTATCAAACATTGTTTTTGCAACTTGTCTTTTCATTAAAAAGTAATTATAAACAAAATTTGCAATTTTTGGATCTATTGCTTTTTCTATTACTGTAAATCTATTTTTTTTAAAATTATATTTTGACATTATATGTTTATCTTTGCTATTTCTTTAGGAACTGCCTGTATATTAAAATGAATAAATCTAAAGGGTTCTTTACCATGATCAACCGCAAACTCATGTTCCATATACCCTGGAAAAAATAAAAGAACACCTGGTTTAACTTTAAAATGTATAACTTCTGTTCCATAAGAAATTTCGTCTTGTTTTTTAAGATTTAATTTAATGCAACGAGCTCCTGTTCTAGGTTCATGAAATATTGGATAAGAAGTATTTTCATTTGCTTTAAGAAAATAAAATCCACTTACATGTTGATTATGATGAATATGAGCAGAATGATGACCTCCCCCATTTTTAGCAAATTCTTGTACCCAACTTTGTGAAATAAAAATTGCATATTGTTGTATATCAAATCCTTGCCAATCTAAAAAATCTATAGATTTTTGTATAACATAATTATGAAAATCTTTAAATTTAGTATCATTAATTAATGTGTTTGAATGATAAGAAACTCCAAAATCATTTGTTTTTTTAATTTCTGTTTTTCTTAATTCTCTTGCGTCTTTAATGTACTTATCTGTTTCTTTGATAAGAGATTTTAAAAAATCTAATTTTTCTTCAAACCAAAAAGGTGTTTTAAAATATTCTTCTTTAAACATATTATTTAAATGGATATCCTAAGTTCCAAACAACTAAAGAATATCTAGTTCCTTTTGTAACAGGTTGTACTCTATGCCACACAAAACTTGGAAATACAACAATAGAGCCTTTAGGAAGTATTTCCTTTACAGTCAACACATGTTTATCTTCCTCTCGCATATGCGGATCGTAATTTCTGAAATCAAACTGTAGTTCTCCACCTGTATATTCTGAGCCATCAGTTAATTGGCAAGTTACAGATAATTTTCTAATTTTACCATGACTATTTGGATCTTCTGGTTTATCATATGGTTTATCCCAAGAATCACAATGCCAATCGTAATATTGATTTAACTTATATTTAGTAAATTGGCAAGACTCAGAAAAATTCCAATCATAATTCCATCCAGCTAATTTATTAGCTTCATGTATATATGGGTGAATTTCTTTATAAATCCAAGTGTCGTTTAACCAAACTATATTAGAATTTCTTTTCTTTTTTAAATCTACAATTTCTTCTTCCTTTAATGGTTTTTCTTTTAAATTTCTATCTATACCTAGTCCACCAGTAATAGCTAAATCTTCTTGATGACTTAATCCATATTTAATAACATCTTCACAAAATTTTGCAGTTAAAGCTGATTTAAAATACCAGTAATAATTAGATAAATTCATAAGTTGTAGTTAATATAAAATTTAATTGTTCTGATGTATTAGCAGTTACATGATATCTTTGAGTAGAGGGAAACATTATAAAGTCATTGTCATTTAAAAATATTTCCCAATTTCTTCCTTTTCTTCTATTATCGTCATATTCTATAAATACTTTACAAGAATTTTTTCCAACATTTACTCCATATAACATTACATAATCTGGAGAATGTCCTAAATCTATAGGATCAATTTTTAATAAAGAATGAGAATATTCTCTTGGTTTATAAATTTCTCCAGATGTTTTTTTATGAACTAATGTAAAATTATATTTTAAATTTATATGTTCACGTAAATAAGTATTTAACATATCCCAAGACTTAGAAAATGGAAATTTATCGTTATAATTTGTAAATAATAAAATATCTACACATAATTTTTCTCTATCTATTTCAAAATTTTCAGGCATTTCTATTTGCCCAAAATACAAATCTATTTCAGATAATACTTTCTTTTCCATATTTAAAATATAGATAATATAATTTTATATTATTGTAAAGAGAAACTAAGAAACTATGTTATTAGCTAAAATCCAAGACTGATTTTCTTCATTCCAGTTATAACCCCATCTATGAGTGTTAGCTGTATTTTGATTAATTTGTTCTTCAGTTAATGCTGGTGCATCACCAATTGGTGATTTCCAAGATGCAGTTGCTACATCTTTTACCCATGAAGTATAAGGTTTCTTTGGCCAAAAAATTTGATTATTTTCATCCCAAGTATATCCAATTCCTGCGTAATTTCCTCTTAAAGGTGTTCCACCATTATTATGTTTTCCAGCCAATGTGTTGTAAGATGTTTGAATCCACATTTGAGCTGGCCAGTTATTATGTAATTCTAAATACTGTTGACCAACTGATTCGTCTTCAACTCCAGAAGCATTTAGCATATCACTATTATTTAATGTTAATACTGCTATAACTTCTCCGTTAGCTCCTAATTTTGCAAAATGTGCCATAATTGTCTCTTATTATAATTTAATTTGTGTTAATTGTAACTCCATGTTTATTATTGATATTTATATCTTATTAAAACTATACCACTTCCTCCAGCTCCACCTTGATTACCTCCAGGATTACCTCCACCTCCTCCTCCTCCAGTATTCGCTGTACCATCTCCTGGATTAGCAGGAGTACCTAATTTTGACCCACCTCCTCCAGCACCACCAGTACCTGAAGGTTGAGAACCCCCTCCACCACCACCTGCAAAATATCTAACTGCAGGAACTGGTCCTGATGTTCCATAAGAAGGTGCTGTTGGTCCTATTGTTGAATTTGGCCAATAAGATCCATCTCCACCAAAACCTGTCGAAGGGTAAGTACCACCTGTAGCACTTGCTCCTCCACCTCCTCCGCCTCCTGCATTAGATGTATTTCCTGCTCCACCAGGGTTTCCTTGAGGAGGACTTACTGGAGGTGTATTTCCTGCTCCACCTGGTAAAGTTCCAGATGTTTTTGCCCCACTTCCTCCACCAGATCCACCACTTAAACCAGTGCCTGCTGGTCCGTTAGAATCTCCTCCACCTCCACCACCACCCGCAGATGTTATTGTTGAAAAAACTGAAGGGCTTCCAGGATTACCAGCTCCGTTTGGTTGTGGTCCAGCTGCTCCTCCACCACCAATAGTTATTGGATAAGCTTGCACTGTTACAGGTAAACCTCCTGTTGTTGGACTTGGATAATTTTGTCTAAAACCTCCAGCTCCTCCTCCACCTGCTTGGTCTGTTCCTCCAGCAGCACCTCCAGCTACTACTAAATATTCTACTGTATATGTAGGATTTGCAATTTTATTTACTGTAAAAGTTCCTGGCCCTGTAAATACATGAGTTTTAAAATTACCACATGTTAAAATTGTTCCACCTGTTGCACAAATAAGAGGTCCTCCACCTCCATTTCCAAATCCAAATCCTTTTGCAGAACCTGCACCTCTTGTAGATAATAAAGGCATTCTTTCTTCTCCTTATTTAAATTGAGTTTGCGATGCTAATACTGTGTATGTTGATGCTGCTGTTTTAATTGCTGTGTATGAATACACATCCGTAGATGAAGCATTACCTGTTGT